CTGGGTGCTGAACAGTTTTGTATTGCGCGCGAGCTTCATGAGGACGGGGAGCCTCATCTTCACGCTGTCGTGCGCTGGGGAAGACGAAAACGGCTTGTGGGAAGTGGCTGTTTCGACGTGGAAGGTCACCACCCAAACATTCAACGACCGAGGTCGCTGCGAGACTGTCTTGCCTACGTCCGTAAGAGCGATGATAACGTCCTGGATTCTGAACCACCGCTCGTGGTTTCCGGAAGTCGTGGAGACGCTTATGGTGAACTACTGTCCACTTGTGAGGGTCCGGACGATTTTCTGGCACGAGTTGGAGAGCTGCGCCCTCGAGATTTGGTTCTCTACCTTGAGCGGCTTCAGGCCTTCTGCCGATGGAAGTGGCCAACGGTCTCTGAGCCCTATTGTGGAAGAGCCAGAGGAGAGTTTGGACGGGAGCTGCCCTTGATGACTGAATGGGTTCGTGATAATGTGGAGGTACGTGCCGGGGGGGCCCCAGTCCCCTCCCTCCTCGCTGATATATCCTCTCATGCCTATTGTCTAGTTAGACTGTGAGCGACCGAAGTCACTCTGCCTGGTGGGCCCGTCTAGAACAGGGAAGACTTCGTGGGCAAGATCTATTGAACCTACCAAGCACATCTACATGTGCAACCAGTTCCGAGTCGATGACTGGAGAGACGATGCAAGAATTGTTGTCATGGATGACATCGATATCAAGTATTTCCCCTGGAAAGCAATCTTCGGTGCTCAGCGAGAATTCAACGCAAGTGGAAAGTATCGAGCTACCAAGAGACTACGAGGTGGCAAGCCCTGTATCTACTGTGTCAACGACGAGCAAGATCCTAGAGGAGCTGTTTCCAGAACTGAGTACGACTGGCTTATGGTTAACATGATTTTTATCGAAGTAAAGGAACCTCTCTACTAAGGGTCACGGTAGTGAGTACTAACACGATACGCGAACTCTGCATTGGGCGTATTCGTAAAGTCATTGGTATTTGAAGTGGCTTGAACGATTATCCAATATGATCCGTGTTTGAAACGAAGGGTGGCGGACGAGAGATCGGCTTCACCGGGGTCGACAAGTTGAACCCAACGGTTGATAGCGAAGTAGAACTTGAACGGGGTAGGAATAGAGATAGGTCCTTCTCCTGCCTGGTTTTCTGCTCCGGGGTTGAGGGCGAAGGTATAAGACTTGAGTACCTTAACAAGTTTTCGATCGAACGGGATAACATTGAAATTTCCGCGGATAGATTCGTTAGTTCCTGTAGACTCGAAGAACTGAGGGTTTTGGAACGGTGCGAGTTGAGTTGGATTTGAAGTGAGCGTAGTAGTAGACGTGAATTCCTGGAAAGCTGTTGCCGCTGTACTGTTATTACACGTAGGATGGTGTACGAGGGATACTCGGATGAGGGTTCCGGCGTACGCAGTGGTCTCGCCTGAGAGGCCGGCATATCCTCTGAAAGTGAAGCCCTTGAGGAAGAACTTATCACCGACGAACTGGTCGGCTTGTACTCCTTGAGTGAGAACAGCTGCGGGCTGGATTGCCCAGATGGTGGGAGTTGTCCCATCGCCCTGGCGAGTCGTGAGGATAGCGTTGGAAACGTTGTCTACCTTCTTCGCTTCCGCGGTACGAAGGATAACGCGTCGAACAGAGCGGGTAAACTTGCGACGGCGAAAGGGGACGCGCCTTTTGCGAAATGTACGGCGTCGGAATCTACGCCGAGAACGGAATGAACGTCTGCTGCGCATTGCCATTTTGGAACCAATTAATCTTTGTTTCTTTGATGGTTGGATGTCTCCTCCAATGAGATCGAGCTTACGTTTGTTAGATGACCTTTTATGGTCAATAAAGGCGCCGACCCAAGTGGCTGTAGCTCCTAATGCGGCAATACCGACAGGAGCAAGTGACCCGGGAGCAAACATCGAAAAGTTTTCCGATTTGTGAGCACCGCTTATATAAGGGTGGCGGGTGGCGGGTGTCTGCTGGGTAATATTATGCCAGCAGACAATTTCGCCTTCGATGGACAACTCGCCTTTCTCACGTACCCTCAATGCGGAGAGCTCTCACGAGAGCAACTACGAGATTTCCTCGTGGGCACACTGGGTGCTGAACAGTTTTGTATTGCGCGCGAGCTTCATGAGGACGGGGAGCCTCATCTTCACGCTGTCGTGCGCTGGGGAAGACGAAAACGGCTTGTGGGAAGTGGCTGTTTCGACGTGG